GAGAAGCTTTCATAAGTCATTTATCATTGGGGATGAAATGCAGAACGCGACCCGCGAACAAATGATAATGTTTGTTACTTGAATGGGGATGGAGTCTAAGCTTGTGATATCTGGAGACTTAACACAGTCAGACCTTCCATACGACACAAGGGGTGGTTTTGAATTCTTTTTAGACAGACTGGTTCAAACAGAAGGAGTAGGCGTGTGTAAGCTGGAAAAGGAAGACATTGTCCGCAACCCAATTATTCCTATTATCTTAGGAAAGCTAGATGCCTGATAAGTACACAGTAATCAGAGATACTAGAGAGCAGGAAGGATGGTCTTTTACCACCTCTGCTTCATGCGAAGGGACTGTATCAGAGAAGCTAGACACTGGAGACTACAGTCTTTATGGGTATGAAGATGTCTTTACCATAGAAAGCAAAGGGTGTATATCCGAATTTGCCAAAAACGTCGTTCAGGATAGATTCGAACGGGAGCTAGAAAGGATGAATCCAATAAAGCATGCTTATATAATACTTGAGTTTGATATGGAGGATTTAATCAACTATCCCGAAAGCCTAAAGATTAATTATCACCAAAAGAAAAAGATAAAACTTAGAGGTAGCTTCATATTAAAAAGGATGTTAGAAATATCGCTAAAATATAAGCCAAGAATATTATTTTGTGGAAAACATGGACAGCAGGTAGCAGACAGTATTTTTAAAAGAGTGGTGGAAAGTGAAAGACTTAGAGATTAAAAAACTTCTAGACGAGGCGTACCTCAATCTAGGAGACACTGGTAAATTAGATATCGCAAACCCCCTGACGAACCTTCAGGGCAATCAACATTCTGGCAATCCAGTTTTGGAGTTGTGTTCGCATCTTCGCAACCCAGACTACCTTCACTGGGCGTGTAAGACAATTTTAAATATAGACCTACTGCCTTTTCAGTCGGCTATTATAAAAGAACTGTGGGTAAGAACCTTCCCTATGCTTGTTGCTTCTCGTGGAGGAGGGAAGACCTTCCTTTTGTCTGTCTACGCAATACTTCGAGCCCTTCTCTGCCCCGGCTCAAAGATTATCATTGTTGGGGCAGCCTTTAGGCAGTCCAAGATTCTATTTGAGTACATGGAGACATTTTGGAGAAATGCACCCATACTAAGAAGCATTGTGGGGTCAGGAAAACATCAAGGCCCCAAAAGAGACGTTGATAGATGTACTTTTTATGTAGGAGAGTCTGTCGTTATGGCTATTCCTATGGGTGATGGATCGAAGATTCGTGGTTTGCGTGCCAACTATATTATCGCAGATGAATTTGCTTCCATTCCACAAGAAATATATGAAACAGTTGTCCAAGGATTTGCCTCTGTTAGCGCCACACCTGTAGAAGGAGTAAAAGAGAAAGCTTCAGAAGAAGCGTTAAAATCTCTTGGGTTGTGGGTTCCAGAAGAAGAAGGAAAAATTATAACAAACATAGGAAATCAGAGCATACTCTCTGGAACTGCTTATTATGCCTTTAATCATTTTGCTGATTACTTTAATAGATATAAATCTATCATAGAGAGCAGAGGAGACGAGTCGAAACTACAGGAGATATTTGGAGGAGATGTCCCCGAAGAGTTTGATTGGAGAAAATATAGTATTATAAGAATACCCTATCATAAGCTACCAAAAGGCTTTATGGATGAGACTCAGGTCTCCAGAGCTAAGGCAACGATCCATACCTCTATATATCAAATGGAATACGGAGCATGTTTCTGTACAGACTCGAACGGATTTTTCAAAAGGTCTTTACTTGAGTCTTGTGTCTGCAAAGAACCAATAGAGCTTGCTAGCGGGCCAGTTCAATTCCACGCAACAACCTCCGGATCACCAAATACTAGATATGTTTTTGGTATAGACCCAGCCTCGGAGAAAGATAATTTCTCTATAGTGATATTAGAGGTTCACCCAGACCATAGAAGAATTGTTCACTGTTGGACTACCACAAGACAAAAATATAAAGATAGAGTGAATAAAAATGTTACTGAAGAAAAGGATTTCTATGGCTATTGTGCTAGAAAAATACGAAGTCTAGCAAGAACATTTCCGACAGAGCACATAGGGATTGACGCTCAAGGAGGAGGCATAGCTATCATGGAAGCTCTGCAAGATCCAGACAAATTTGAAGAAGGAGGATATCCGTTCTTACCCTATAGACTACAGGGATCCAATGACCCCTTTTGGTGGGAGAAAGAGAAACCCACAGATAAACTAGCAGGAAAACATATATTGCATATGGTTCAATTTGCGAAATCAGACTGGACTTCTCAGGCTAATCACGGAATGAGAAAAGATTTCGAGGATAGAATCCTCCTGTTCCCCCACTTTGACTCTTGGAGTATTGGAGAATCTATTATCAGAGACAAAGAAAAAGATAGACTACACGATACTCTAGAAGACTGCGTGATGGAAATTGAAGAATTAAAAGATGAGCTTGCAACCTTAGAATATTCTCAAACAGGCATTGTCGGTCGGGATAGATGGGATACTCCAGAAGTTAAATTGCCGGGAAACAAAAAGGGAAGACTCAGGAAGGATAGGTATAGCTCTCTGGTTATTGCTAATATGATTGCAAGAACAATAGATAGAGTCCACGAGCCCGCTGACTACCGTCCCGCTGGAGGATATGTGGGAAATGATAAAGGGGATAATGATGAGAATTATGGGAAGCTATATAGTGGCCCGCCCCACCTAACTAATAAAATGAGTGGGATTTATGGCATGGGTGTTAGAAAAAGGTAGTTGGTGTATTATAATTATAATGCAGTAGTATTGTAATTCAATTAAAACAAGGAATCAAAATGTCTGTCTCAAAAAACCCTAAAGAAACCCCCAAAAGAACCGATGCTGCTTTTGTAACATGGAATAAGGGATCCAACGAGCCTGTTCCTCTTGCTGATTACCAGCAAATACAAAAAGTTTCTGCAGGTAGGGAAAGATTTAAGGATATAGATACGAACATATCTGTAAGAGACAGTTTCAGTCGAAATGACTATGAGTACTTTAGACCAGACGAAGCCATCCCAAAGAAAAAGAAGGAAATCATTTCTTTTTGTATGCAGGCTTATAGAAAGGTTGGTCTGATTAGAAACGTCGTAGACCTGATGTCTGATTTTGGATCTCAGGGTGTTCATTTAGTCCATCCAAATGCTCGTATCCAGAAATTTTTTCGTGGATGGTTCAAGAAGATTGATGGAAACCACGTTTCTGAGAGATTTTTAAATATGCTCTACAGGACAGGCAATGTAGTAACCAAACGGTCTTCCTTGAAGATAAATGTAAAAGCAGTAAAAGAATATCAATCTATAGCAGATATTTCTCCAGACATGGATCTCCCCAAAGGTTCTCCTGTTCTCAAAAGAGTTATTCCGGGTCATTATGATTTTTTAAACCCAATGACTCTAGAAGTTCTCGGAGGCGATTTAGCAACATTTGCAGGGAAACAAACATTTGGCCTTAAAATACCAACTGCTTTAAGAAGAAAGATAATAAACCCTAAAGATGATGTCGAAAGACAGATTGTGGCAGAGCTTCCAAAAGATATCGTAGAGGCAGCTAAGGCTGGAAAGGGGATGGTTGTATTAGACCCAGACAAGATTAGTGCATATTTTTATAAGAAGGATGATTGGCAGACATGGGCAGACCCAATGATATATGCAATATTAGACGATCTAATTCTCCTAGAAAAAATGAGGCTTGCGGATCTTGCTGCTTTAGACGGGGCAATATCTCAGGTTAGACTCTGGAGGCTGGGAAGCTTGGAGCATGAAATATTTCCTACAGATGCAGCTGTTCAGAAGCTTGCGGATATTTTAATGAGTAATCCCGGAGGAGGCTCTTTCGACTTAATTTGGGGCCCAGAGTTAGACTTCAAAGAATCTGGGACTAATGTGCATCAATTTTTAGGATCTACCAAATATGAACCTGTCCTTAATAATATCTATGCAGGACTCGGAGTACCTCCCACTCTTACGGGAGCAGCCACAGCCAGTGGGTTTACTAATAATTATATCTCACTAAAGACCCTTGTCCAAAGACTGGAGTATGGAAGAGGGTTGTTAAGATCGTTTTGGGAGAAAGAGATAGAGATTGTGCAGAAGGCTATGGGCTTCCGGTTGCCTGCTAAGGTTATGTTTGACAGAATGGTACTGGCAGATGAGTCTGCAGAAAAGTCTTTATTGATACAGCTGGTTGACAGAGGGATTATTAGCTATGAGACTATTCAAGAAAGATTTGGGGAAATACCAGAGGTGGAAAATTTAAGACAAAAAAGAGAAAGAAAATCTAGAGACAACGACAATATGAGCCCGCAAGCAGGGCCGTGGCACAACCCAGAGAAAGACCATGAATTAGGAAAGATAGCATTACAGAAAGGTATTGTTGCTCCTAGCGAGATAGGTCTCGATCTCAATGAAAGAAAGGAAGGAGAGAGTACCCCTCAAGAAGACATGAAGGATATGTCTCAGAGAAGATTTCCTTCTGGAAAAGAAGGAGGAGGAGAACCACAGCAAGGAAGACCCAAAAATTCAAATGATAAAGAAAAGAGAAAAACGAAAGAGGTTAAGCCTCGCACATCTGCAGAACTGAAAGACTTTAGCTCAAAGAGTATGTGGGCTAAGTCTGCCCAGCAGTCTATTTCTGATATTGTTTCCCCTGCTATGCTTAAGCATTTTGGAAAGAAGAATCTAAGAAGCCTATCTGCTCAGCAGACAGAACAGCTTGAGACTCTTAAGTTCTCTCTCTTGTGTTCCATTGACCCTTACGTCAAGATTAGCCCAGAAGAAATAATGTCTTGTATCAATGAACCATCCAAAATTTCCAAGGAATTTTATAGCTTGTATTCATCTCTAATATCTGACTTTGCATCTAAAATGGGAAATAATCCATCCATAGATGAGCTAAGAGATATACAGGTCTTGGTGTACTCAACCCTTAAAAGTTGATTTTACAAAGTTGTGGTGTATTTTATAATATGCGTTTTTACAGAGAGAGATTAACATAATGAAGATATATGCTTCAGAGATAAGTGACGGTATTCAGGATATCATTTCCAAGAATAATAGCGTCTCTTTTGCTAGCGTCGTATCAGATACTCCTACGGGTTCTCATACTGATGCTTCGGTTCTGGCGAACATGTCTAGTTTAGACAAAACGTTTGCTACAAACGAGGGACAATTTGATTTACATTATGTTAATACGATCTTAGTATCAACGGGCTGGAATAAAAACGATGATGTGTTTGACAAATCAGAAGTTTGGTCAGCTAGAAAAAGTCCAGAAGACAAACCGTTCAATTACGAACATAATCCAGCAGACATAATAGGACATATAACTGGTAATCAGGTGATTAATGATGAAGGAACTTTGGTTCCGGATGATTCTTCTCTTGACAACATTCCAGAAAAATTCCATATTCTTACTAGCGGCGTTCTTTATAGACACGTTGGTAGCAGGGATGAGGAGCTAGAACAAAGAATGTCTGGGATTATAGATGGAATCGCTAAAGGAGAGTGGTTTGTCTCGATGGAAGCGCTATTCAATAATTTTGATTACGCTGTTATTACCCCCGGAGGTGAAAATAAGATAATTGCCAGAGACGAAGAAAGTGCGTTTCTGACCAAGCATCTTAAATCCTATGGAGGAGATGGCACTTATCAAGATTATAAAGTGGGTAGATTAATTAAGAACATTACTTTTAGTGGTAAAGGTTTGGTTAGAAAACCAGCTAATCCTGAGAGTGTCTTTGTTTTTAATGATATCAATTCTTTTGCTGCGGCAACGGCTGAA